GGTGAACTTAGTTGAGCCATATTATAATCTCCATGAATACATGTTCTAATTGTATTTATGGTGAAAGCTCTTTTTGAGCTGGTTATAACTATTGAAAAAGGGGGTAAAAAGGTGTAAATAACTGCATGAGACCACTTTGTTCATGCGGATTACGACCTTGTGCAGTAAATTATCGCAAAGGAAAGAAGACCTACTATCGTAAGTTATGTGAGGCGTGCCTGTACAACGGAACTAACGCAGGATCACCTAAGTGGTTTCGTTCAGGCTACAAATTAAAAAACACCTGCGACAAGTGCGGATTTAAAAGTCCACACAAGGAGGTGTTTAATGTGTTTCACGTAGACGGCGATTTAAACAACTGCCGCCCTACAAATCTCAAGACAGTATGTGCGAACTGTCAGAGAGTCCTGCATAAAGAGGGCGTTCGCTGGAAGCAAGGGGACCTTGTACCAGACCTTTAACCTGTGCAAACAAATCTTCAATACTTCCATTATTATCAAAGACATGATCAAAGTTAGTGCCCACCCAAGCAGTTTCGCTGGCGTGAATCTTTTGTTCATCTAACCAGGTTTTAGCGTTACTTTTTCCACGGTTAGCCTGCAGGGCAATATCGTACCAATGAGGGCGGATGCCTCGCTCAACGCAGACAATTTTGCCACCAGCTTCTTTAATTGACTTAATTTCGTTAGGGAATCGGCAGTCTGAAATGACGATGTCGTCTCGGCTGTTACGTAGCTTATTTTCTAAGGCAGCAATCCAGATATCATCGTGGAAGCCCTTTCTGCATACTTCTGTGCCCCAGTATTGTAGAACCCAACGCGGAGTTAAGTTAGGCATATTTAGGCGCTCTGACCACCACGGATCTACTTGTTCTCGCCATTCACGGGCTGATGTAGTGCGGCCCTCTAGCATTGTTCTGTCCCACCCAAATACTTGGGCAACTGCATCTTTTAAACTGTTGGCAAAACTTTCACGCCTAAAACCATGAAAATTAGTAAGGTAATCTGCAACTGTATCTTTACCACTACCAATAAACCCGCACACACCTATGATCATAAGAACCCCCGTAATTTCTGCTATTATATAACAGATTCGTTACAGGGGTCAATAATTTATTAGCCAATTACGAAAGTTAGAGGTGTTCCGCCTGGTACCATTTCGTTAATTTCTTTTTCTAATTTTTCAACTTCTTCTTTACCAGCTGCCTGCAATGCTGTACCGTTTAATGTAATTGCACTGCCCGGGCCTGCGATGCTGCCAAACTTTGAACGTGCTTCTCCCAACATTAGTTTACAAACTGCTAGACTGTAATCATACAACCACTGTTTGGCGTATATATCTTGCAATAACACAAAATCTGGTCTAAAATTGTGTGTTCTTAACATAATTTGCTCTTGGGTGGCAAAGGGTCTTTGTAGGATTGTGAGTATGTGGCTGGTAGGCTTCCACTTGAATTCTATGTAGCTACCAAACATTTTCCCCACTAATTTTTGATATCCAGAGTACAACTCATAAGTTGCAAGGCCGCCCATCATACTTGAACTTAGTAAGTAGGTGTTAGTGTAGGCCAAATTAAAAGGCTCAAACAGCGATCCGCCAGCACCCATACCGCTTCTACTACCAATTGCTCTACGGAAGACACTTTGTACTTCAATTACTTCGTCAGGGAGTCTGTATTCGTTAACATCTTGCTGGAGTTCTAAGAACATATAGCTTTCTTCAACGGCATTACTGCTTCTCTGTCTAAGTTTACTAAGCGCCCGGTTTAGTGCAGTTTCGTAATGAATTGGATCTAGTTCAACTTCGACCATTCCGTCACCGAGCATTGCTCGGACATAATCAAAGACTTTTTGGCGTTCTTGTTGGCTAGTTGTAGCGTTAGTATCAGGCATATTTGCTCTCCCTACATATTTAGCTGGCGATAAATATGATTATGCCACGATTATCTCTATACAAACCCGAACGAGGGCAAGACTATAAATTCATAGATCGCCAGATATCTGAAATGTTTCAGGTTGGCGGTACTGATGTGCATCTGCACAAATACTTAGGTCCTGCAAACCCTACTGAACAATCTGCAACAGCGGATCAGCCCCATTACGTTGACGGGGTTAAAGAAACAAATATTCAGGATCTATTACTATTAGAAAATAGAGATAGAAAGTATGATCCTAGTATATACAAAATTAGAGGACTATACAATGTACAAAATATTGACTTTAACCTAAGTCAGTTTGGTCTGTTTATCGACAACGACACATTGTTTATGACCGTGCATATTAATGACTTTATCAAGTACATCGGACGTAAACCTCTCAGCGGTGACGTTATAGAATTACCGCACCTACGAGACGAGTTCGCCTTAAACGATTTTGATATTAGCTTGCCAAGATACTATGTTATTGAAGACGTAGGTCGTGCAAGTGAAGGATTTTCAGCAACTTGGTATCCACACTTGTATAGATTGAAATGCAAAAAGATCACTGACAACCAGCAGTTCTCTGATATACTTGATCAGCCTGCTAAAGAAGGTAGTGATCAAACTCTACGTGACTTGTTAAGTACCGCGGCAAAAGAATTAGAAATCAACGACAGTGTGCTGTCACAGGCAGAAGCCGATGTTCCTCAAAGTGGATTTGAAACTAGACAGTACTACACTCTAGCAGTTGATCCAACAAACGGTCAACCTATCTTAGAAACAACCTCGGGGGATCCCCAACCTGGCGTTCCGAGTCGTGCTGGCTATAGCGGATATTTGTTAGGCGATGGTTATCCTCCTAATGGTCATAGTTTTGGTCACGGTATTCAATTTCCACAAGCACCTCAAGACAATGACTTTTTCCTAAGGACTGACCTATTACCAAATAGACTGTTTAAGTATGACGGAAATCGTTGGGTGAAGATTGAAGATAAAGTTAGACACACATTAACTAACACTGATACTAGACAAACTCTCAAGACTAGTTTTATTAATAATAAAAACATTACAGGAACAACTGTGGTCCAAGAAGGAGTTGAGATTCCAACAGCCAATACTATGACGATTCAAACAGCAATACCTTATACCGCTGGCATGGGCGGCAAGGTGTTTATCGATGATTCAAAAGTACAATCGGTAGTTGTTACATCCGGTACTGGCGGCAATGCACTGATTACTATGGGCGAAACTGCACCTGTTAGTAGTAATGTTCAATGGACATTGTTTAAGTCATTTATTGACGAACGTAGTTCCGTTAGCAAGGCAGTTAAACCTAAGGCAGATTTATAATGCAACATTTTTATGACGGTCAGATACGCAGATATCTGTTACAGACTATTAGAGTCTTGAGTAATTTTACAGTCAAGTACGGCGACGGACGATTGGTTAGAATTCCAGTAGTCTACGGCGACGCAGACAGACAGGCCGCATCAATTATGCGACAAAACAGTGAGAATAAAATTAACAGTGCTCCTAGGATTGCTGTCTATATTACTGGTCTTTCTTTAGATCCTAGCAGACTATCTGACTCAACATTTGTAGGTAAGGTGCATGTGAGAGAACGAGCAGTTGACGAAGAGACTGGCGACTACACTACCGGTGAAGGTGCTAACTACACCATTGAACGCCTAATGCCAACTCCCTTTAAGTTAGACATCAAGGCCGACATTTGGGCGGCCAACACTGACCAAAAATTACAGATATTAGAACAAATCCTAGTGCTGTTTAATCCAACACTAGAACTACAAACAACTGACAACTACGTTGACTGGTCAAGTTTAAGCGTACTGGAAATTAAAGATCTAGCTTGGAGTTCTCGTAGTGTTCCTGTTGGAGCCGACAGTCCTATTGACATTGCTACTATAACATTTACTACTCCAATATGGATTAATCCTCCTGTAAAAATCAAACAACTTGGTATTATTACACAAATCATTACCAGCTTGCACGAAGGTATTAGTACGCCAGAGGCGTCTTACATTGACGGGTTAGGAACTGATCCAATTGCTGACGGTGCACAAACTGGTATTAATCTTGTAACTAGAATTGCTGTAACTTTAAGTAATTATGGAGTACAAGTTTATAATGGTCAAGCTAAATTGCTGGCAAAAAATGAAAATGTTATTGCAGATGACCCTTATGCGATTCCGATAAAGCAAGGCAATGACATCAGCTGGTACACCTTACTAAATCAGCATCCTGGACAATATAAGGCCGGGTATAGTCAAATATATCTTAAACAACCGATGGGCAATGAGGTTATCGGAACCATTGCTATTAATCCAGCAGATGACTCTGTATTGACAATAAATTGGGACAGTGACACTTACCCTAGTAATACAGACTTAGATCCAACTGGTCCTCGAAGCTCAAGTCCAGGTACCTTCGATGCTATTGTTAATCCGTTAACTTTTAATCCCAAAGGGCAAGACGGCCTCGGGTCTGTAGTAGCTGGCGCTCGATACCTAATAGTAGAAAACATCGGCGATATAGACAATGAAGACGGCCCAGATGCATGGAAATCTACTAATGATGTCGACTTTGTAGCAAAAGAAAATGACATTATACAATGGGACGGCACACAGTGGCAGGTTATTTTTGAAGCCGCTCAGAGTGAAGACACCTTAGTCTATCAAACAAATATATACACTGGAGTTCAGTATAAGTGGGATGGAATTAGCTGGACTAAATCGTTTGAAGGCGAATATGAAGAGGGTTCATGGAGACTAAGACTATAACAGAAATTGTCTGTAGTGGCGCATTAATTTACGCCAAAAAAAGTCACAGGTTTTTACTCTTACAAAAAGCTGAAGGCAAACATGCTGGTACATGGGGTTTAGTAGGCGGCACAAATCTTGAAGGCGAAACTGCGTGGCAGGGTCTCCAGCGTGAAATTGCAGAAGAAATTGGCAGTAATTTTAAAATAATTAAAACAATACCCATTGAAACATTTGTCAGCAATGACAATGTTTTTAATTTCCATACCTACCTTTGTTTAGTAGACGATGAGTTTGTTCCTGCACTCAGTGAGGAACATAGCGGGTGGGCTTGGGTCACCATTGATCGTGCGCCAAAGCCACTGCATCAAGGACTTAGAAACAGTTTTAGCAACAAAACTGTACGTACTAAATTACAAACAATCTTTGACCTAGTTGGTCTAATCTAATATGTTTAATTGGTTTAAGAAAACAAAAAGTTGGGTGCGATTCTATTCTATGGATCAAAATGTAGCCATCATGTACCCAGTAGTTGACAATCGCCTAACTGATCGCGACTGGAACAACGTAGGTGATATCTCAAGAAATAGACCTGAACAGGGCAAACAGACTGTTTTAAATTGCCCAGCGATTAAACAAATTACCAGTGTTGGCTATGTACTGCGGGCGCCTGCTGATTTTATAATCAAGACAGGACCAAGTATTCAACATTTATCGTGGGAAACTCCATTTGTGTTTAAAAGACACAGCGACAAATATACATTCGGTGGTAGTGAATACTACATTAGTTGGCATAGTCCGGCACAAACTGAACCGTTGATTCCAAAAGAAATTCCCAGTACTGATAAAAAGTATTTGCATTCAGCAGTAAAAGTTGAGACTCCTTGGCGAGTCAAAGCCAGTGACGACATTGTCTTGTTACAGTTGCCTGTGACGTATAATAATGAAGCTAGGTTTACTGCTGCCATTGGCGTACTTGATCCAAAATACATGCATTCTGTCAGTGTACAACTATTTTGGCATGTGCTCGAAGGCGAAACTTTGGTAAAGGCAGGAACTCCGCTGGTACAGTATGTGCCCGTACAAAGAAGTTTATTTCAAAAAAATTCAGTAGACTTTATTGTCGATACTGCTACAGATGTAGAAAAAGAAATTGAAGAAGCTTATGCATTTGCCAACCACAGTCGCTTCCCTAAAACTGATTCTGCTGGTAACAAGGTGCGAGTAATCACTCAGCTGTTTGAATACTTTAGAAAAAAGTATCCCAAATCTAAAATTTAAATTTTAAGTTTAGTTAGAGGATGCTTGTTGATAGTTCCTCTAAGAAATGTATTAAAGCTCAATGTAATGCGAGGAGAGTCTCCTTGGTATTCCTCTACCAAATGTTCAACAGAACTGGGAAAAATTAACATTTCTCCAGGCGCTAGATTGATACCCCAACGCTTAGAATTATACAAATTTGACTCAATGATATCGTACTCTAGTGTGTCAAATGCACTGGTTATAAACACTGTTGCACCTCCTTGATTGTCAGTGGCTAGTGAAACGATACCACTTAAAATAGAATTTGGATGCCAGTGTCTATGATGACTTTGCCCTTTTTCTGTTTTGTTAACCCATGACTCGGTGATATAAATTTCACATTCCGGTGACGCATTTATAATTCCGTAAAAGTAGGACTGTACTTTTTCCATAATTGCTTGTTTAACTTGAGCAAATTCTTCTGTGTCTAATACCTGCTGACTACTACTGATACTGTTATTATAATTTTCAAGCCATTCAATGTTAGACATGTCTAAATTTAAATCAATACCAGTTTTAAACATTGGCTTGGCAAACAAAGGGATCAGCTGTTCATTAATCATTAAAGGGCACCTGTAAGTATGATATATATAGTACTTCACACCTGGTTAACAAACAATTTATGAAATTAGAAAAAGACATTGGCATTTGGGAAGGGCTTATTAGAGCAGAAGACTGCCAAGCCCTGATTGATTATTTTCACAAAATCAAAGAATCTAAACTAAGCTACACACGATTGGACCTTAGAGAAGCACCCAGTCACAAAAAGAATGACGAGGCGGTGTTTGTCTTAGACCCAGAAACTATGCGTGTCATGCCTAATGAAAAACTAGTAGTTCCGTTTATGCAAAAATTTTGGAACTGCTACCGACAGTACATGGAACACTACAGTGTGCTTCTTGAAACAGGAGACCACCAAGTTAGAGCAATGAAGGTTCAAAAAACTCTGCCCGGTCAAGGATACCACATGTGGCATTTTGAATCAGACAGTCTAGATCGCAGTGCTAGAATTTGTTCTTGGGCTGTATTTTTAAACGATGTTGAACAGGGTGGCGAGACAGAATTCTTATATCAAAGTACTAGAGTACCTGCAACACAGGGCACACTAATGATTTGGCCTGCTGGTTTTCCTCACACACATCGCGGAAATCCTCCGTTAAGTGGAGAAAAATTTATCCTAACAGGTTGGATTGAATTCTAATGGAAGTTTTAAATTTGTTTCCTGTTGAATTTTTTGTTTTTAAAAACAATGCAATTGACAACACTAAACTTATTGCAGAGCTCGAAGCGTTAGATGGCATTGAAATTAAAAAATCAACAACTATGAGTCTTCTTGTTGATCTAAGAAAAAATGAAAAATTTAAAGAACTGTTCTCTTGGTTTGATCAGTGTCTTGAAGAAATTAGACAGACTATGAAATACGATTGCGATCAATTTGAAATTACTAACAGTTGGGTAAATGTAGCCTTGCCTAAGTATAACATGCATCAAAATTATCACAAGCACTCTATGAGTTTTTATAGTGCTGTCTATTACTTTACAGAAGGCTCTGCTACAGAGTTTGAAGATACAGTAGTTGATCGATCAAGAGCACAGTTAGAAGTATTACGACACGATTATCAACCGTGGGAAACTGTAGTGCCAGAGCCGGGTAAACTAGTTATTTTTCCTAGCTATGTTTATCATCGAAGCCATGCTCACATGGGCGATAAGGCTCGGTATATTTTAAGTTTTAATACATTACCGGCTGGTAAAGTAAACTATCAGTTAGCCACTGATTCAAAAGTACATATTAAGGTTGAGTAATGATTAAAAAACTTATAGTCTTAGGTGGTGGTAATGCAGGACTAATGTCTGCGTTGTATCTTAAAAAATCTATTCCGGATTTAGAAATAGCACTGATAAAATCTAAAAAGATAGGCACTATTGGTGTTGGTGAAGGGTCAACTGAACATTGGACTATGTTTGCTACCGCAGTAGGTATTAACATCATAGACCTTATCAATCACTGCGGCGCCACTATTAAAATTGGTGTTAAATTTGAAGACTGGCACGGTGACGGTACTAGTTACTTTCATAGCTTACCAGCACATCTTGTGTCGTTAGATTCATATACTGGCGCCGCAACTACCATGATGCGCCTAATAGGTGACGGTGTTAGTACCGAAGGACTACACTGGCAGTTACCTATGGACGGCTATGTCCGTGAACCCCTTACTGACTATTTTCAATTCCATTTTGACAGTGAAAAATTAAACAGTTTCTTAGAAAAGAAATGTGTGTCGTTGGGCATAACAGTAACTGAAGCAGAAGTAGTCGGGCCTATACTAGACGATCAGGGATTTGTTTCTCAAGTTATTGATGATCAAGGACAGTCTTATTCTGCAGACTTTTTTATAGACAGTAGCGGATTCAATCGAGTGATTGCTTCTAAGTTAGGAGCAGAATGGGTCAACTGGTCAAAGTATCTACCACTAAACAGTGCTGTAGCATTCCAGACTGCATATGAAGAAAAGATTCCGCCATATACTTTGGCCAAGGCAATGTCTAGTGGTTGGCACTGGCGTAGTCCAGTTCAAGATCGTTTTGGTAACGGTTATGTGTTTAGTGATCAATTTATCAGTGAAGATCAAGCCATAGGCGAAATACAAAAACATTTTAAAGATACAATAAAAGTTGGACGTAAGATTAATTTTGTGTCAGGCAAAGTTAATCAGGCATGGATTAAAAATTGTGTATCTATTGGTCTTAGCAGTAACTTTGTAGAACCACTGGAAGCCAGTAGTATTTCAACTACTATACAGCAACTTCGATTGCTATCAGCTTCTATTTGGAACTGGGGTCGAGATGACACTAGTACTATTAAAAAGTATAATAACGTAGTTGACGATATGATGTCAAACGTTTTAGACTTTATTCAATTGCATTATTTTACTCAGCGAACTGATACAGAGTTTTGGCGGTGGTGTAAAAATGAAATTACTGTTACAGATTTTAATAAAGAAAACATAGAAGTGTTTAAAAAGAATTTCGTTAATCAAACAGTCTTACCAGAAGATGGTACTATGCGTAACTTTAGAATCTACGACTGTTTGAATTGGATACAGGTCATGCACGGGTTAAGAATGTTTGATCAATCTAGCATAAAAAAATTATACGAAACTCGGTATGGGAAATACAGAACTGCAGATATGGAATACTTGTCTAACTTACAGCACGAACCAACAAATGGTTGGATACCTTGTCGACAAGCAGTTAACATGGTTAAACAATTATCAACTACTAACATGGAATATAAATTATGATTAACTCGCTATGCATAGTTGGCGGCGGCACCAGCGGCCTAATCACAGCTTTGATGATGAAACAAGGTTGGCCAAACTTAAAAATTACAATGATTGAATCTAGTCAGATTGGCATTATTGGAGTAGGCGAAGGGTCTACTGAACATTGGAAGAAATTTATCAATCATATAGGCGTAAGTGTTTCTGAATTAGTTAGAGAAACCGGTGCTACATTTAAGGTCGGTATTAAATTTACCAACTGGCACGGGGACGGAACTCATTATTTTCATAGCCTAAGTGAACAGTACGGTGGCATGGCAACTGAAAACGGCTTACCATTTACCTGGATTAGAGCAGTTGGGGAAAACTGGGATCCGTTAGACACTGTGTGGAAACTAAGCCGAGACAGCAGACATGTTGAACCATTACATGAAATTTTAAGTCAATATCATTTTGATACACATAAATTAAATGATTTCCTACATAGGCTGTGTAGAGAACGTGGTGTAGAAATCATTGATGCTGAAATCAATAATGTTGTTTTAGATCAACAAGGCGATGTTGAAAAATTAATTGATGCACAAGGTATAGAACATGCTTACGAGTTCTATGTAGACTGTAGCGGGTTTAAAAGAATTATTGGATCTAAATTAAATGCAAAATGGATCGATCGCACTAGTCAGTTGCCAATGAATAGTGCTATTGCATTTCAAACAGGCTACACTGAAGACATCCCTAGTTACACCGAGGCAACTGCACTGAGCAGTGGCTGGTGCTGGAGGATCCCAACACAGGAGCGATATGGTAACGGATATGTGTTTTGTGATCAATTTATTAACGAAACTAAAGCCTACGACGAAGTTAGCGAACACTATAAAAAATTAGATATCACCGACAATATTCAAGTAGGTAAAAAGATTAAATTTGGTGCAGGGCATGTTGAAGAATTCTGGATGAAGAACTGTGTTATGATAGGCCTTAGTGGAATATTTGTTGAGCCACTAGAAGCTAGTAGCATAGGGACAACAATTCAACAATGCTTCTTATTACTGCCGGCAATAGCATTTTGGGAGAAGGGTGACACTAAAACCGCCCAGGGCTACAATAAGCACATGTCCACGATTAGCAATAACATAGTAGACTTTATCCAACTACATTATTTTAGCCAGCGACAAGATTCAGAATTTTGGAAGTGGTGCCAACATAGTCTAGAGTGGACCGACTTTAACAAAGAAAATATAGAATATTTTAAAAAACATTTTGTAAATCCTCATTACTTTAATGCACCGCTGATCATGTTTAGTTACTTAAATTACACTCAAGTCATGCACGGTCTTCGAATGTTTGATCGTAGTCGCATCAATGCATTATATAACGAACACTTTTTAAAGTATAAACCTAGTATAGATAGAGTGCTCTTAATTAATGAACATGATAACATTGAATCGTTCAGTCATAGAGAATCACTTAACAGATTAAAAGAAAGATATGACACAATTGAAATCAAAATTTGATGCTGTAGTATTAGGCGGCGGCAGCGCCGGTTGGCTTACAGCATTGTTCTTACAACGTAGTTGGCCATCTTTAAAAATAGCAGTAGTTGAGGATCCTAAACGTCCACCTATTATTGCAGGTGAAAGTGGTACTACTACTTTTGTTAGTCTCATGCGATATCTTAAGATTGATGTTGATGATTTTATAAAAGAAGTAAATGCTACTCCTAAGCTAGGTGGCAAGTTTACAGATTGGAACGGTGTAGGAACAGAGTTTATTCATTGTCTTCAAACTGATCACGCACCTTGGCTCGACGGGTGGACTGATTTTGCCGATTCAGAATTAAGTAAACAAGATCTTAAATTAGGGTCGCTCGTTAATATAATGACTGCAGAGCGTCACAAGGATGTATACCTAAGAACGCTGATTGCCAACGAGATTCCCTTAGCCGATGCATTCTTAGCATCGATGTTTATTAAAGAAAATAAAGTTCCGTTTGGTTCAACTAGCGAAATTCCTTGTATCCCAATGTGGCATTTTGAAAGTAGATCTGCGGCAGCATACTTTAAGAAGTTAGCACTATCAAGAGAAATAACGCATATTGAAGGTGAATACTTGTCAAGTGTGCAACAGAGTGACGGTAATATTGAACATATCAAAATAGACTCAAACCGTGAAGTGTACGCTAATTGGTTTTTTGATTGTTCTGGGTTTGCTAGATTATTACTAGGCAAAGTTTTAAATGAAGAATTCATTGATTATACAAACTACTTTCCAGCTAGAGCAGTAGTAGCATGGTGGGATGACCCGTGCTATTGTACAACTACAAATGCAACTGCAATGCAATACGGTTGGTCATGGAATATTAATTTGCGTCATCGATCTGGCAATGGCTACATCTACGACCCGGATCATATAAATTTAGATCAAGCTATCGGCGAAGCAGAAAAAAGATTTAATAAAAAAATAGAACCTATTGCTAATTTTCAGTTTACTCCTGGAATTATGAAACGTGCATGGTCAAAGAATGTTATAGGTGTTGGCCTTAGTACTGGATTCTTAGAACCGCTAGAAGCAAATGGAGTTGCAGTGATTATTGAAACACTTTATGCACTACAAGATCATTGGAAGCCTACCTCCGAGAATAATGTTAGATCTATAGAACATTTTAACAGTAGAGTATTTGCAATAACTGAAGATATTCGAGACTTTCTAGCATTGCATTATAGAGGTCAGCGTCGAGATACTGAATTCTGGCGCAGTCATGCTTTTGATAAGCAACGGACTCCAGAAACTCTATCTAAGATCTTAGACAATTGGGGCAATTTTTTTAACAATAACGGGCCGGAGCCGTTTGTACATGGGTATAGTCCAACTGCATGGTTAATGGTTTTACAGGCATTAAAGGTGTTTCCTGCTAGTTATTTGGCAAAAGTCCATGCAAGAAACTTATCTACCGGAAAAGCTGTACTAGATATCAATCAAAATAAATATAAAACTATTGTTAATCCATTCTGGACAATAGAGCAGTGGATTGAAAAGACTGCATAAATACACTGTTAGAGGAGATTTACATGGCTACATACAAAATGATCCTAAGAGACGCGGATAATCCGGATACATCGGACCTACACGTTTTCGAAGTTCTTATCACAGCAGATAACAGGCAACAGGCTCAAGCACTCTGTGAACAGCAACACGGATTTAAAAACATTGTTGCAGGCCCAATTAAAGTTGAAGATTAATTATTGCGTAGAATGTAGTGCTCTAGCTCGCCTATTCTACGCAATTCAGGACTAGCATATTCAAAGGGCAGTCCTAGGCAAGACCTAGTATCCCATTTTAAACACGCATCAGCTCCGTTAATATCGACATACTGCAAAAAGCATTGAACTTGGCGGGATCCTTTAAATGGCTCCCGCCAATGTTCATTTTTACGTCCGCTATAAATTACCAAATCTCCAACATCTAACAAAACTTCCAGTACTGTGCCGTCATCTTGTTTGATAAACAGCGGCCAGTCGACTGCGTCTTTTTCAACACAAACACTAATAGTTACTTCGCTACTTTGTCGATCCTTATGCACTGATAAATCTGAACCTGTATAATAAATTCTAGCATACGAATATGTAGGTGCTAGTTTCTTTGATGTTTCTTTTTCAATCAATGGTAGTAATTTAACACTTAATGCTTCAAACATTAAAGGACTATACCTAGCAAAACTGTTAGAACATAAATCTGCAAAATCTTGGTTAGGATATAACACTTTACAAACGTCTTCCATCATAGAAAATTCTAAAGAAAGAAATTCGCACATTTCTAATGATACAGCATTTTTTACAATTATTGGTGTCATAGCAGTGGCATTAAACTCATGTTAACAAACGGACGTTCTACGTAATCTCTTATCATAGGATGTTCTGGCAGTACATGCACATCAAAACCGATGGTAGTCCTAAAACCGTCATACGGCTCTAACACTTCTACTTTGTGTAATCTGTTTCCAGGACCAAAATAGATCTGGCCAGGTTTATTGTCAATTGCATAATTTTCAAAAACAGTTCTAGTGTTTTTTGGATCTATTGCAATATATCCGTGATAGTCAAAGTCATGATGATGCCAGTCTAACACCTCGTCAGGTCTATGATAATTTACCCATGCTTCAAACCACAACGGTCGAGTGTCACCCAGATCGTTTCGTATTACGCTTCTTAGTTCTTTATAGATCTGATAAAACGTGCTCGACGGAGCAGTTAATGCAAATATGTTGTATTTGGTATAAGCCCATGTTGACGATTCTTCTGGAAATAATTTCTTAAAATTATTATGGGCAACTCTTAGATCTTCTTGAATGTTATCGAGATTGTTGGCTATAAAGTCTGACTGATGGACAGAATACTTGTCTGAAGTTGTATCAAACACATGAGTGCTGGGCATTTGATAATTTAGTTTAATATCTGTCATAGTATCTTTTCTAGGTTAATATTTAATACGCATCTAAATTTAGAATTTTTAGCAATTGACGATGAATGATAGTATTTGCCGGGAAATATTAGTATCTTACCTTGTTTAGGAGTTACTCTCTTTTTTATTGTAAATTTATCAGATTGTATGCGCATGATATCATCTTGGCCACTGCTATAGTTGTCATTAGTTTCGTTGAAAATTACAGTGTCACCGTCGCTGTCATTTACATAATAAATTGCGTTCATATGCGGGAAAAAACTATCAATGTGAGGCATATGATAATCTTCAATTGCCGATGAATTAGGCAATGTTAAGTTAGCTCTCATTCTTACTAGTCTGTTAAACTGCAATTTAGTTTGACTAGTAATAGATAGCACTAGAGGATAAAACAAGTTAAACCATTGACTTGAGTATTTTCCCTGTTCATAAAAATAGTGATTAAACCCTACATGATTTTGAGGGTTGTCCGCTGCCCATTGGTCACCGGATACCATGTTGGTATTAAGTATCCAAGGAAATTCTTGGCTAGTCATAGTTTGCAATAGATGTCGTTGATAGTCTACTGGTATAACATTTTCAATTTCTATAATATCTAAATCAGTATTCATTGCCATGTGCCAAAAAAGTTAATTGTTAATCTTGTGTTTTCTTTAGAGTTGCCAAAGAATCTATCAGCACTGTGCCAATGATTGGGGTGAAACATTACGCATCTATTAAATTCGTTCTCAACAGTCATTGTCTTGTTAAAAAAGGATTGCTGTCGTTGTTTTGCAGTTTCAAACTTTGTTCGATCTGCCGGTTCTGAATTATATTCATCTAGTGCCAAATGCATAAACGTTTCTTCGGTAAAGTTGGCATAGTTATAAAACCCAGTTCCGGTGCCCCTAGGAGCAATAGGGTTTAGATAAATCATCCCTGCAATGTTGTAGTGTGGCTCATCTTGATGTATCCAGCCTGTTCCAAACGTTTCATCTACTAGAGCAAATGTAATTTCTAGATGCGGGAAATCTTTAGCACCGTGGCAGTGTTTAATTAACTTTCTAGCTAGACCGGCAAACAAATCAGGATTAAGTTTGTTTAATGGTTTAGTACGTAGACCTGGATAAGGTGCAAGTTCATCTCGATAGTATTCCTGTTTTAATGCATACTCTCTCCACAAGTCCGGAGACTCAAGAAATGTATCAATAACCTTAATTGGAGTGTAGGGGATCTTCATGATGCTTTAATAAAAAATACCTGTGTTAATCTGCTGTCTTCTATAGTTTTTCCAAAGAACTCCTCTGCACTATGCCAACATCTTGGATCAAAAATTATACATCTATTATAGACACTTTCGATATTAACACTAGGAGTAAAATGACTTACCTGCTCTTCTCTATACTTTGCATAATTATAACGCTCTTCAGTTGATGCTGTCAATACATCTTCCATAAAGATACTTGAGTATTTTTCTCCGTCAAAATCATTTTGATCTTGGTATATAGTGGTGCCAGAACCTAATATTGTACCTTTGTTTAGGTATATTACTCCTGCAATGTTTAGTTTAGGGTCATCGTCGTGTACCCATCCTCTTCCATAGCTCTCGTCTATATACTGGAACGTAGTTTGTAATTCTTCAAATCGTGTAAATCCGTATTGGTGTACTACGGTTAACAATTTTCGCATAGTTATTCGAAAAATATCTTGGTTTAATTCATGTAAGAATTTTGTACGCAATCCAGGCCAGCTGCCTCGATCACCTTTAAAAAACTCTTGGCTCAGGGCATATTCTCTCCATAGATCCGGATCTTCATAAAAGTTGTCAATGGCCATAGTAGGCAAGTAAGGGTTAAGAAATCTGTTTTTAATTCCAGATTGCTTAATAAAGGCCTTGCTCTGTTCGCCCATCTGTAATAAATGATTTACGTGGTCTGTCATTTTTTATTTGCTGTAAAATTAATAGTTAGTGCAATGCGTTTAGCAAACATCTTAGGACAGCTACTAGCATGATAGTGCCATCCGTTAAACATTAATAGTTTACCTTTCTCAGGTGTACTTTTATGCATAGGACGATATTTTTCAGCTTGTTCAATCTCGTGAAATATTACAGTATCCCCATCTGCTTGATTTACATAATAAATTGCAGTCCAGTGCTCTTGTTCAAAATCTCTGTGCGGAGTATTATGTTTATACTGTAACTGAGGCAAGGCATATTTTGTATTCATTAAAAATCCTAGTCTCATTCTCAATAACGATTGTAGTTCATAACCTGTTTTTTCTAATACGTTATCTAATAAGGGTTTAAAGAAATCATAATAAGGATTAGACTCGTTATTAGGATGATATATTAAATTAACAAAACTAGGTGTTGATACATTTGGATCGTTTGATCGCTCAAAGGTAGTGTCTTCTAAAAAATGCCAAGGAAACTTAATGTCTGTTACTGTCTTATAAATTTCGTCTTGATACGATGTGTCAATTACATTTAATAATTCTATGGGTTTAAACATTGGGATTAATCCTATACATATTTCTATCAATTCTATTTTCTTCTGGATCTGTAGGGAATCTATTCCAGCAAGGAATGCTCATACTTAATCTCTTGCCTGTTGGATATGCGCAATGATACATTCTTGATGGGATATACAGTGCGTCACCGGGTGATAATTCTACATCAATTGCAACATCTAGGTCGTTGGCACTTAGTCGATTATTCATAGTGCCAACTTTATACATATAAGAAATTCTGTTATTGAATACTTTCCATCTAGTAGTACCTTCAACTTGAATAATAAAGTTACAAGGATAATCATCGTGAATTGTAAAAGATTTAGAATCAGTTAGGCCACAATAAACATGTATTGCTGAATTAACATCAAACATCCTTTCAAATATGTCTAACAAATGATTAGTTTTTTCGTTATAAAATCCGTAATTCATTATTATTAGACTGTGTCCTTGATGAAACTTTTCAAATAAGAACTTTTTATTTTGTGCAGTTTTTCCGTACATCCAGGCTTTTGTTGATCTTGGTATGTCAACTTTAAGACCGGTGTTATCAATCATCTCAAAATCGTAGAGGTACGGATTGTTCATACAATTTTCAACGTCTTGCCAGGACAATAATTCTCCAGGATTAGCTAATAATTGTTTGAAAAAATGAGGCTTGTCGTCTACTAACAAATTAGTTTCGTTGAGTATGCGTTGACCTATAGTATTCATCGTCTGTCCTTATTATTTTTGTGTTGAATGATATTGATATCCTATCGTTGTCGGTTTCATTTTGATCAACACCGTGCGGAAGCCACCCGGGAAACATTATTAATTTTCCAGTCTCTGGTGTAAATGCTATTGCACTATTATTAATTTGTGTGTATTTTGCAATCCGTGCGGCACTTGCAATGGCAAAATCTTGGCTATAAGATTTATAAAAATTTATGTTGCCCTGGCCCGGGCCAGCTTTTAAATAAAATGCACCTGACATAAAACTATTATCATGTATATGTACAGAATTTGAGTGATACCTACGATTAACATTTATCCATAAATTTTCTAAAACAGTAAAACAACTAGCAGGATCATACCCAAAATCTAATACACATTGTTCAGTTTGTTTTATAATTTTTTGTTCAATATCTGCAAACTCTGCATATACTCCGGGTCTAAAATCATGACTTTGCCAACCGCCTTGATTGCTCAGTCGGCGCCCTTGCGGATCTTTTTGCATTAATCGATATGTTAGATCGATCATGGGGTTGGTGTCAATACCAGTATGTTCCCACCAAATTGGCGTTGGAAAATAAAAGTCTAAGTTCATTTTAAAATATCCCTCATAGTCATTGATTGACGCTGAAGATGGCTGAACGCAAATGCATGACTCCATCTAAAATCTACATCGGATGTGATATGCGGATTATGACACACACCTGATGGATATATTGTCATGGTGCGTTCTTTGGTAGGGATACTACCTAGTAATTCAAACCCCCATCTAGCTAACTCGCTGTCTGATAGGTTGAACCAACTATCGGCGCGATGCGGAATTTCGCTTTTACTTTTCCACTCTTCGTGTAGTGGATGCTGTGTATCTATCTGGAAGTCGTATAATTCGTTGCTCATGATCCCGTGATACTTGTAGAGCTTTGTTGAGCTCGTTGACACAGCATGGTCTGTAAACCATAAATTCCCTACTATACCGTGAACATAATCAATGTGTGGAATTCTCCAACATTTTATAGGTTTAGCTTTTTCTTTAAAGTAAACGTTTCCCCATTCGTGAATTTGAGGATCAACAATATCTGCACTATTAAATGTTTTTAGATATAGCTCTCGTAATAAGAAACAAATATCCTTACTGATCCACTCGGGAACATGAATCGTATCGAACGGGTTTGGATCAAAATTACTAGGGTGATTATTATCTTTTTGTATAGGAAAACTTGCAATTAAATTTTTAAATAGGTCGAACATTTCGTCTGTCTCAAACGGATGTTCAGCTTCCCAATATCCTATTCCGTAGTCTAGCTCTATGTAATTACGTTGCCAACTATCAAGAGTCTTTAACTTTATTACTTCGTTAAAGTGATTAGCATCCGGGTAGCATATTTTAAAATCAATCATTTTATGTTAAAGGTCATTACTATGCGTTCTTCATCGGTTAGATTAGGTTGTACTCTATGCTTTAGCCACCCTGGGAATATCAGTACATCGTTAGTAGCAACTTCAACTTGGGAATATAAAGTAGTTTCAGGTATAATTGGAAACGTACTCTTATGATACTCTAACGGATCTTTAAATTCGATATTTCCAGAATTAGGCGGAGCTTTGAGGTAACAACTGGCAACAAACGTTCCAAAATTATGTATATGTTCATCTGTGTAACCGCCACGATGGTGACGATTACACCAAGAATTTATAACTTCGGAATAGTTATGAACAAATTTGTAACAGTTGCGAATTTCTGCAACCTTTGTCCCTAGCCACATTTGAAACTTTTCTAATTCTAACCATGTGTGAGGTTGATAGCTGTTATCAACTGATACTGTTGAGATTGCATCTCCTTTTTCTAAGGCAGAATTTATCTCTACTTTGGAAAATAAATCTTCTAATTTAGGTCGAAGTTCATCTAAATTAAAAGTGTAATTATATTTCCAAATTAAAGGCGGAAACGTGTATAGTCCGCCATCAGGCCGCAGTACTTGCTGACTCATAGGTCTCAATAGCTAACTGTAGTCCCATCAGTACTCCTTCCATTTTGAGTACGTCGGTTGCCAAATCTTGACGTTTGCTAAAATCAATAGAGGTGATGCCATACGGATTTAATTTGACGTTGGCAAAATCTTCCTCCATCTTTGCAAGCTCTTGTTCGTTTTGTTCTTTTTGTAAAGAAACATTTTTCATAGTTTCTTCTAAAATAGATTTAAATGTCATAGTAATTACTCCTTAGTTTTATACTTATTTAGAACCAAGCTGGTTCTGGCCAAACGTGACTTGAGACTGTCGTGAGGCAATAGTGTGCAATTAGCGGCAAAATTAAAACTTCGCTCTCTTTCAAAATCTTTTTCGGTTGCTTTAACGATTTCTACATTTAATTTCGACATTGATAGTGTTGATTTCTCGATTGGAATAATCTGACACAAAGGAGTTCCTGCCCTGACCAATGTTTCGCCTTCAAGTACATGCCAAAATAATTGCACGTTTATGGCATGCATATACTTTGGATCAAGAAATCCGTGTGCGGCTGTAAAGCGAGGTTCTTTGTTATAGCTAATTGGGATTTGTAAGAAAATTAAATCGTCACTGGCATCTAGTCGCCATGGCGTTTCAACTTTTATTACACTCTTAAGTGTCGTGCTTGCATCATCTAATAACGGCTCAACTTGCGATGGTGTATGAGATGCTATGTAGTTAGCAGTACCCGGAGTACCTTTACTAAACTTAATAGGTTCAGCCCACTCAAAAAATGTACCATCTCCCGATGTCTTAATTACAAAATCAGCAGGTGCAGTAACGACCCATCCTGTAGTAATCAGTTTTCTAATGCCTGGGCAGTGTTTAGAACTTAATTCAGTAGTATTAGTTTGCTCTTCAAATTCAAATGGGCGGCGGACTGCCGTTGCTCTGACAATAGGAAATAGATCATATACCCCTGACTCAAGGGTATAAAATCTCACATACGATTTCTTTTTAAAAAATGATAGTAGTTTATTAAACAGCGTGATCATCTTTTCCACCGTAGATATTTTGTTTTAAAAATTCATAGTGGCTAGGTAGTGTCTTAACATGGTCTACAACAAAATCTCTGTAGTTTTCATAACTGCGCTTAGTAAAGCCAATTTCTTGTTCCTTAACTAAAGGATCCATTCTATTACCACCGTAGAAAATTAATTCTTTTGTAGATATAGATTTAACTCCCATGCCTGCGGCAATAAAAATTGAGCCTGTCAAATCTTGCTGATATGTTTGGCCTCCTACAATGTTTCCTAATAAGTTTGGAAACATTGCATTCATTAGCATAAATTCACCCATTTGATCAGGACAGTATTCATTTAATTCTGTGCACCAGCGCCAGTATGGTGTATCTGTCCTGTTTGACAGCGCATAGTGTAATGCTATAAAATCTCTAAATTTGCACACTTCATTTTCAACAGACAGATTAAACCCTTCTATCTCTGATCGAGTAATAAACCCTTGTCTACGATTTAGAGATTCTACTAGTTTAATAATGTTCTCATGTGTTGTCAATAATCCTGTTGATTCTAAAGGTTCTACAAATCCATAACTTAGGCCAACACCTACAACGTTAGCGACCCATGCACGGCGACGTCTACCGTGCTTAATATCAATATGAATCATTTCTGCATTTTCTGCTCGTTCTTTAGATCCGGTAGTGGCAAGATGTTGTCTAAATTCTTTTTCTGCTTCTTCTTGGGTGCAGAATCTTGATGAATATACATAGCCTGTTCCAATTCTGTTCCACAACGGAATGTTCCAAACCCATCCGTTGCCGAGCGCATGACAGTCTGTTACGTTGTGCATCTCTTTTTCACGATCTTCGTACGGGATACGGCAAGCCATGGCTTTATTATTGGCTAACATCTTTTCAAAAGGTCTAAATTCTGATCCCATCCATCCTTCTAACAGAATAGATCTAAAACCAGTACAGTCGATCCAGAGATCTGATTTAAGTACAGTTGCATCAGTTAGCATTATATCAGTTATGTTGCCTAAGTGATCTTTCTTATGTGAGTGTACATCACCTATAATATGTGTAACACCATTGGGAATTGCTATGGTTTCTTTTAAATATTTTCCAAGTAGCTGAGCATCCATGTGATATGCAGTATCGTACTTAAAGTCAAAGTTTCTTAAAAGATGTTGTTCATCTTTTGTTTGCTTGTTATACTTGGCTAGCATGGTATTGCCAGTGCATACAAACTCTGCAAAGGTACTAGGACCGTACTCGTCGGGGTACAGAGTCGATAGCTCAGACCAGCTTTGAATTCCATTTGGCTTATCGGTAAAATCAAATCCTGCACTAAAAGGATATTCAAAGAATGTGCCGTCATTTTGTCTAAAATTAGTAAAACGAATAGAATTTTTATAGGTAGCATTACATGCCGCCATCCAATCTTCATCTTTAAGACCTAGTAGTCCAAAAAACTTGTTAATATGTCCCAGTGTGCTTTCGCCCACGCCAATAGTACCTACTTTTGAAGATTCTACTAGGGTAACATCTAGATGTGGGCAAAGTTTTGATAGCGCGGCTGCTGTCATCCAGCCTGAACTGCCACCGCCAATAATTGTAACCTTTTTGATCTGCATTGAAATTCCTTAATTTTAGATGAAATATTTATACTGCTATCGAGCACTGGTGAATAAAAAAGGCACCCTAAAGTGCCTTTGTTTGTTCTAGAGCAAACTTATTAGTTACTGCTCCAACCAGAATAACGTTTCCACGCTGGCAACTCAGCAGTAGAAGGTCTAGGTTCTTTATCTGCGCCTGGCTCACTTACAATAGATTCCGCCATCATTTCTTCTAATGTTTTTGGAACTACTGGTGTTGGCTTAGGGATAATAGACTTAACGTTGGTGATGTGTTGATACCAGTCACCTTCTGTACTAATGGTTCCATTAGTTCTTAGTTCATGATATAACATGTCTAGTTGTTGGCCAATTTGTCCATAGGCTACAGATCTAGCAACACCGTTGTTAGTAAACGGGCCGTCTCTTTCAATCCATACCATTTCTTGAGCAGATGGACTCCACTCTAGTGTCCAATCTAATGTAATCTCGTCAGGTGCGTTGACCCATTGAATAGTTGCATCAGGGCCGCAGTAAATCTCATAGTCTTCACCTGGATCTACAATTTGTTGTACCCAACCTTGATAACCTATTAATGCTTTTTTCATAATCAAATTCCTTATTTGTATTCTTCAATAACAACAATTCCAGGGCGACCATCTGATCCCCTATGTCCGTGAAAGTGTCCGCCGGTGCCTCCAGTGCCTGGTGCTGAATGCCCTTGGTGGTTATGTGCAAAATGTCCACCTTGCGGGTGACCACTTGGAGCAGCCCCGCCAAAATACGTTGTGCCGCCTGGGCCAAAGCTGTGGTGGTGATCACCACCACTGCCTTGATGTAAGTTTAAGTCACCGCCAGAACCGTTTCCACTTACGCCGCCAGAGTGTTGATTTTGTCTATTGGCTCCGTGTCCGCCACCTGCTGACATATACGGGCCAAAGCTAGTAGTATTGCCGTTGCCGCCTGCACCTGAATAATAAGTGCCGCCGCCACCGCCGCCAATAGTAACATTTACTGAGCTTATTCCAGTTACATCCATAACTCTCTCAGAATAGCCGCCTGCGGCACCTGATTCACCATGTCCGCTGGCACCGCCACCGCCACCTACTAATTTTACTCTAATGTATCTAACGCCGCCTGGTCTATTCCAAGTGCCGTTACTGGTGAATACTTGCATACCGCTAAAGCCAAGAGTTGAATATTCATACCCGTTAGCTGAACCGTTCATTCTTAACACAGTATTAGCACTGCCAACACTAGATAACCCAGTACCGCCTCTGCTAACTGCAAGACTGCCAGTAACTACACTTGAATTTAAATTTACTGCGCTAGCCGCAAATTTTCCAGAAGTTACTGCACCGTCTTGTATGTTACTTGCAGATACAGTAGTAGATGCAATTTTTGCTCCGGTAATAGTACCGTCAGCAAACGAGGTATCAATTAAATTTTTTAACGTTTGATAATTAAATGGCATCCTAAATCTCTCTTAAAAGAACTCTGTAATAACAACTAACCCTGGACGACCATCAGAGCCTCTATGTCCGCTAAAGTAGCCACTTGTGCCACCTGTTCCCGGAGCTGAATGTCCTTGGTGGTTATGTGCAAAGTGGCCTCCTTGTGGATGTCCTGCAGGTGCAGGTCCTCCCCAAAAACTTGATCCGCCCATACCCGATGATCGCTGTTCATGACTGCCACCACCGCCACCGTAGACATTCAAGTCTCCGCCTGATCCAACACCAGGTAATCCACCATTGTGTTGATTATGTCTGTTGGCTCCATGACCACCACCTGCTGAAACATATGGTCCAAAACTAGTAGAGTTTCCGTTGCCACCTGCGTTTGAGTAGTATGTTCCGCCACCTCCACCGCCGATGGTAATATTAACGTTATTAATGCTGGTTACATCTAACATTCTTTCTGCGTAGCCGCCTGCGGCACCTGACTCTCCGTGGCCGCTACCGCCGCCACCTGCACCTTGAACTTGAATTTGTATATATCTAACTCTACTGTCGCCCTTTGACCAAGTACCGTTACCAGTAAAGACGACCATGCGATAAATTCCAGAAGGTTTAAATTCTGTTGCGTTATTAGATGAGTTAGTTGTTAGCACATGATACGCAGATCCAAATCCAGTTTGTCCTGTACCGCCTCTACTAAACGGAAGTGTACCGGAAACTGTCGCAGAGCCTAAGTTTACAGATCCCACGCCCATTTGAGTTGATGTGATTGTTCCGTTAGCTATTTTTGAATTAGTCACCGCGTTGGCAGCTAAGTCTGATCCTGTTACTGTAGAATCAACTAGTGCTTGACTTCCTGTTAAATTCTTTAATACTTGATAATTAAATGGCATGTCTACTTCTCTTAATAAAAGTTAGTTACAACAACTATACCTGGACGGCCATCTGACCCTCTATGCCCGTGAAAGTGGGCGCCTGCTCCACCTGTTCCCGGAGCTGTATGTGTTTGATGATTATGTGCAAAGTGTCCGCCTTGTGGATGATTACCCGGGGCGCCGCCACCAAAGAATGTATTTGCACAACTTTGAGCACTATAAGCATGATGGCTAAAGCCGCCGCCGCTGTGAATATTTAAGTTTCCACCTGATCCTACACCACTAACGCCACCCGAATGTTGGTTCTGTCTATTGGCTCCGTGTCCACCACCTGCTGACACATATGGGCCAAAACTGGTGCCGTCGCCGTTTCCGCCTGCACTTGCGTAGTATGTGCCGCTGCCGCCACCTCCTACAGAAATATTAACTGAACTAATTCCGGTTACATCTAAGAATCTTTCAGCATATCCACCAGCACCACCGCCTTCGCCGTGGCCGCTGCCACCGCCAGCGCCTGCTTGTACTTGTACTTTGATGTACTTAACACCTGCAGGTCGTGTCCAGGTTCCGCCACCGGTCCAAACTTGCATACTTTGAACACCGTGATTTTCCCAGCTTAGGCCAGAACCGTTACTTTGTAGTGCTCTATTAGCACCTCCAAAACTTCCTAGATTTAAGCCGCCTGCGGCAACAGTTAGAGTGCCTGTTACAGTTGAAGTACTAACATCAACTGCATTAGTTGCAAGCTCTGCTGAACCAATAACACCTGATTGAATTTTAGATGCGTCAATTGAACTATCAGCTAGGTCAGCCGCTGTTAGTGTACCGTCAATAATTGACGCATTTGTAATGTTCTTAAGTGTTTGATAATTAAACGGCATAATCTTCCTCTATTAGATACCTGAATCTACTAACCATCCGTTAGTTGCTCCTGACCAAACTAGACCAAAAGCCGCACCGCTAGTTGATACAGTCATGCTGTCTAGTTGACCCATGATCCTGTTACCATTATTACCAATAGTTAAATTTCGTACACTGAATGTTCTTGCAAAATCAATAAATCTCACAGTATCACCTAGCGTTGGGCTTGCTGGTAGGGTAATTGTAATAGGTGCAGAGCCAGTATCAGCAAATAACCTATCACCTGCAGATGCAGTAGTACTACTACTTTGTACTACCCAAGGCTTGCCATATTTTGATTCAACAAATGTCTTAGTCATCAAGTCATAAGTATTTGTTGGTGTAAAGCTAGAACTAGCTGTTACACTACTACCGCTAACTGTTAATGTTCCAGAAATACCAACGTTGTTGGTAAATGTTCCTGAGCTACGGTTATCTGGACCGTTAGTAGTGCCCATCACTAGCCAGTTAGTACCGTCTGAATATAAGTTAATAGATCCATTTTGAACTAGTGTTTGGGTAGCGCCGCCCGACGCAACGTTAGGTGCGCCTTGGAAAATTCCACTAGGTGTTGATAGTGTTACAGTACCTGTACTTGCATTAAAAAAGTGAGCGCCGGCACCAAGGTACATCATTGGGTTCGGAACTGTAACAGTATACGGTGCCGTTCCTGTTAATTTAGTAACAATACTTTCGTTAGGAGCTGTAAGAGTTACGGCTCCAGTCGCAGTTGTAACTAGGTTTGTTGTGTTATATCGTGCCATTTTATCCCGCCCTATTATGTTGTTGAAGTTTCAATGCCGTATACAGTTGCATATACACCTGAGGCATTGCTACTAACACCAACAATATTTAATCCTGCATTCAAGACCAAACCAGTTCTTTCAAAAACACCGTTACCTGGGATAACGGTATTCCACTCAATCCACTCGCTAGCAGTTGGCGTTGTTGTAGACGCCATTGATAGTTTTAATGTAATTGAACTTGCGTTCTGATTTGTAATAGAAACGTTTGCAATAGCATAGTATCCGGTTGGTACCGTATACAATGTTGTATTACTGCTTCCTACTTGAAAAGTTGCTAATCTTCCTGTTGCCATGTTTTATTTCTCCATTTATCGTTGCATAAAGAATCCAAGGGCAACGGGTGCTCCGTCTATGCCGCCTGTAAAATTCATCTTAGCGTTTATATTAATTTGTACGCCAGTAGTAGTACTTATCGAATTACCAGCAATGTAAACTACACCAGATGTTAGTGTATTTACGTTCAGTGAGCTTTGACCGCCACCAATTTGGGCTGTAATATAGCTTCTAATTGCTCTCTGTGTAGGAACAACGTTGTCGCTGTTAGCTGTAAAATACGGGTCTGTTGAGAACTGCGTAATAATCGCACTACCAACACCTAATTCTACTGCACCTAACTGCAAACTGTTCAATCCGCTCAGGTTAAATGCTGACGCATTCAATGTAGCAGTACCAGTTGCCTGTTGCACTCCAAACAAGCCACCAACGTTGAAGTTACCATCTTGGTCAGTACTTGTAAAGAATACTCGTCCGCCGCCACTAGCCAACTGTTGATTAGCTGTTACTGGCTGATTATAAGGAATACCTGGGTAGTTTGTGCTGGCAAAGTTACCAGTACCAATGTACAAGTAGTCATGTCCAGTTAAACGAACCTGTGAATACTTGAGTCTTGTAGTGATCACATCACCGTGATTTGGTGCTTGATAGACTGTAACTGCTGGGTTAACTTGAAGCTGTGCAGTATAATTGCCTGCTTCGCCTAACACGTTAGTTACTGTAACTAGCTTGAACCATATACCAGGAATACTTGCAAATTCTACGTTAGCACCAGGTTGAGGTAGTGCGTACAATCCTGCAACATTAATGAAAGTACTTGGTTGATACAAGTTTGAACGACCGTCACCTTGAATGTCAGCACTAGCGGTTGTGTTAGCAAGACCTCTGTTAGTGAAACTTGGGTTACCTAAAGCACCATCACCTTGACGAACACGAACTGCTACAACTTTAATCTTGTTAGGATCTGTAATAGTTGCTGTAGAACTTGCTCTATAAATCAAGTTGTTGGCCGTTGCAGTATTTAATGTCACTGGTGTTGCTGATCCAGGTGTAGCACTAACTTTAAATTGTGTGCTGGTAATAGTTGAACCAATTACATAGTATGTTCTTTCAATTACTAAACCGCCTGCGCTTGTTCCAAAGAATTCAATTGGTTGAGAATCTACTAAGTTTGTAGTATTGTCAACTGTAATTAAATTAGTTGAAGTGGTTGTTGCAGTTACGTTACCTTTGGCAAATCCAGAACCTGGTTCGATCATACGGATCTCAGTTACTACACCGCTGGCAGTTCTTACTCTACCTAGGGGTCTTGCACCAGTTTTAATACTGGCTCCCACTGTACCGCTTGAGCTTGATGCCGCAATCCAAATTGGATTGTTGCCTAGTGAACCGTTAATTGGATTACCAAATGCCAGAGCCGACCAGTTAGTGCTAGAAGTCATTGCTCTTTGAGTCCAAGTTACACCGTCTGGGCTAGTTGCACAGATTGTTGTTCCGCTAGCAATAGCAAAGAATAAACCTTGACCGTAGGAAACATGTGTCCAGTTAACTGCACTAGGTAAGCCAGCTGGGCTTGCATTCCAAGTTACTCCGCTGTCATAGCTATAAGCTGCCGATCTTGAGTTACTTGCAATTGCTACGAAACGTCCGTTACCGTAGGCAACGCTGGTCCATGAGCTTAGTGCTCCTGGTAAGTTGCCGCCGGCAGTCCATGAACTACCATTTGAACTGTGTGCAGTACCGTTGTTTGAACTAATTGCAAGGAATTTGTTGTTACCATAAGTAACTGCAACGTATGTTCCTGCACCTAGTGTAGGTATAGTTCTTGCTGTCCAGTTTTGACCGTTAACGCTTGATACGCATCCGTTGGTCCCGCCAACTGCAACAAACACTCCGCTACCATATGTAACGCCTGCCATGGCAGTTGAGAAAGCATTTCCAGCTGTCCATGCAGTGCCTAGGCCTGCTGGTGTTTGGTAAGCATTGTTTGTGCCAGCGATTGCAATATATTTGGCGTTGCTGTCAACAATTGATACTGTTGGTGTAGAAGTGTAACCACTACCACCGTCATTACCAACTGCAATTGAACTTACACCTGTGTTTGACAATGTTGCCGTGGCAGTAGCTTGATTGCTTGAACCACCGCCACTTAGTGTAACTGTTGGTGCAGATGTATAACCTCTACCCCATGAATTAACAACAATTCTTGTAACTCTATCAGTTGCCGCTGTTACTGTTGGTGCTACTGTGTATCCAGATCCTGGAATTGATACTGTTACTGTAGCAACTGCACCATTTAGCACTGTACAAGTAGCAGTTGCTCCTGTACCTGGGCCACCAAACAAGATAGTTGGAGGTGTAGTATAACCAACACCACCGTTGATAACTCTTACAGTTGCAACTTGATCTTCTGTGGCTGCGCCTGTTGTGTTAGGTACACCTAACACAGCTTCTAATACTGCGCCTTGTCCACCTAAACCTCCAACTACGGCTGTAGCAACTGCATCCTGTCCACCGCCATAAACAACATCATTCCATGTTGAGCTAGTTGGTAGGGCTCCAGCATTTGTCCATGTTATTCCATCGTTAGAATAAGATGTTGCTGTGCCGCCAGTTGCTACTGCTACAAATTTTTCACTACCATATGTGGCAGCTGACCATTGAGCTGTTGCACTCATAGTTCTTGCAGTGCCAGTAAATCCTGGAGCTGTGTAACTAATACGCGGCTCAACAATGTATGCTGTTGTTAAGTCTAGTGCGTTTACAATAGGTGTTCCTGGAACAATGTGATCCCAACCACTTTCGTACATGGTTACAGTCTGACCAGTAGTAGTACCAACTGATAGCGCGGCTCCGCTTGGTGCAGACGACACTCTAAACTGTGTGCCGTTAGTGACACTCTGTACATAATACACAGTGTTAGCTGATAATGAACCTATTGCGGCTGTAAACACTACTGGCTGATTTACATACAAGTTTACAGTTGTGGAAGTTGTAATATCACTACCACTAGATGCTGTTAGTGTTAATGGAGTAAAGCTGTCTTTCCACACTAGAGCTTCTTTGCTACCGTTGCTGAAAATTAATACGTTAGCGTACTGGCCTACACCTGTACCGCCTGTGATTTGTATTCTCATGCCTACGTATGCACCGCTTAGTGCAGTGTCAGTAGCTGCCAATGTAATTGTTGTCTTAGTACCGCTTTGAGCTGCATTGGCTGCGCCTGCATAGTTAGTACCACCGTATCCATTGCCATCATTTAGGTCAATAATACGTGTTTCAAATATAGCAGTATCACGGAATTCATCACCGATTGCAGTAGCATTGTAACCTGCACCGTTAATAGTAGGTGCATAGTTGGTGTAATTTTCGCCAGCATTGCCGAATTCAAATCTTAGAACACCGTCAACACCGTCAGTTACTACGTTACTAACTTGTGCTTGGAATCCTTTGTTATCTAATGTTCCAAAAATAGGAACTTCATAACTGTCAACACCCTCAGCAATAACACCGTAAGTACCATATGAACTGTTACCGTTAGTAGCACGGATACGTCCGCCTAGTTCTGCAACATAACCAGCGTACCCGTAGTATGAGAACACTGAAACAAGTTCTGTTAAAGCGTTGTTACCTGTACACCATACCCCAATACCGTCACTTAGAACTTGTGTAAAGTCGTTTGACACGATAGAGCGGTTGCCGCCTGCGTGTAGGGCACCGTCAATCTTACAACCTACACAGGCAGTACCAAAGTTTGTTACGTTTTGTACATAGCATGATCTGCTTGTAACCCATGCACGGCTGTCATTTGGACCAAAACCTGGGTCAAGCGATACATATGCGCCGGCTGTTGGACGTTTGGTACCAAAATCGTTAGCTTCTGTTAGTTCGCCAGTTAATCCGCTCAATGTCATGTTACGAACACCTGTTGAGTTTCTAACATAGAACATGTCTGATTTAATAGAACCGCCTACTGCATTATTATACAAGTTGGCCGCAAACAATGACTTATAGTTGCCTGTGTATTCCAAATCATAGATCAATGCATCAACATATGCTCGCATGTCTCTACGGCATGCGGCAGGCTCAAAGCCGTATGTTGCTTTTGCAACTCCAAATCCTGCAGATACAGCTAATGTAGATCCAGCAAGTGTTGGGTTTTCTACTGTAAAAGTTGTTGTGCTAGGAACAGTTAAGATCTTATAAGTTTGACCAGCTGTTACTCCGCCAATTACTCCGCCAATTACAGTTGCTAGTGTTCCAGTACCGTCAATTAGGTCAAATGTTGCTCCACCGTAGGTTTCGCTAATTGTGATCTGTGTTCCTGTTTCAACAGTCTTTACATAGTAGGTTACGCCTGATACAAGATTACCAAATCCTGTACCTGTAAACACCACGGGCATATTAGCTACAATACCAGCAGTATTACCAATAGTCACGCGATCATTTGTACCAGTAGTTGCCACAGCAATAGTATTAACAGTTGTTGCTGTAAACACTACCGGGTCACCAGCTACTAAATTATGTGCAGAACTTGTTGTAAATGTATTAGTTGGATTGCTCTGTGCTGAAATCACAGTACCGCCAAAATTAGCACTAATCCAAGCAGTTGCTTCATTCTCTAAGAATGTTCTGTTAGCACGTAGAACTTCTGCGCCTTTGATAGTTGCTAGAGTATTGTTGTAGGTCACAGTACCAACATATTCTGGAGTTTCGCCAATACCTTTATCAAGAATATTGATGATTAAATCCATTGCTGCTCTTGCTCTTGATCTAGCAGTGGCGTTATTAGCAACTGTGGTAGTAATCTGTGTCTTTAAGAATCGTAAAGCACCGATTGTGGCAGATTTTTGAGATGCTAGTACAATTAATGCACTGGCAACTGCTCTATGATAGGCCATTCCGGCTTTTACGGATCTGTAGTTCGAATCAAACATCATATCATAACCAACAGCATCAATAATTAGACCAATGTCTCTTGAGCAAGTTGCGCTGTTATAATCCAATGTTGGATAGTTAGTGTTGATATGTGCAATTACGGCTGCTTGAATTGTTGCTCTTGCAGTTTGTAGGCCAGTGTTCTGTGCAACTAGTGTTGCATCTACCCATCCTGTGCTTGCCAATGTAACTGTAGGAGATACACCAGTGTCAATAATTGTTGTAATTGCATCAACTAATGCACCAACAGTGTTGGCTTCTGTGCTGGTTCCTGTTGGTCCAGTTACTCTAGCAACATCTACCTGTAGTGCAGTGTAGGCGGCATTTTGTGCAACTGCTTGAACAATTGATTTTAACACTCCGTAGGCCGCTAATGTTGCTGCCTTGTCGTTAGCATCAATTTGTAATACTGCGTTTGAATAGTATGCTTCACCTGCTTGTACACTGGCAAAGTTTCCACCGTAGGTTAAGTCGTATCTTAGTGCATCTAAAATATAGCCAATATCTTGTCTGCAACTTGTTTGACTATAAGTAATGCCTGGATAGTTTGTTGTCAAGTATTGAATTAATTCAGCTTGTATAAATGCCTTGTTAGCCCATACTAAGTTCTTGGCATTCGCCGAGTTAGTTGTTATTGTAGAAGGATTTGGCCAAGTTAATCTTGGTACAGCACCGCCTGTGATATATGTTGTGATATCGTCGATGGTAGTCTTAACTTTAACTACTGAACCAGATGCAACAACACTCTTAACTTTATATTTTAAGAATTTTAATAATCCTAGTGTTGCAGACTTTTGACTAGATATAACAGTCTGTGCTGAACTAATACCTCTATAGTAAGATTTGCCTGCAACTGTTGAAGCAAAGTTAGATCCAAATAGCATGTCATAGCCAAGTGCATCAACAATTAGCCCCACATCTCTTGAGCAGGTTGACTCATTGAATGTTAAGTTTTGATTAAACTTCTTAACCCAACCTACTGCATCGCTTTGAATTTCAGCTTTTGCTGCCTGCAGGGCAGTGTTGGCAGCAACAATGTCACTAGCAACCCACGCAGTTGAAGGAGCAATCACTGCTGGAGATGTACCATTGGTTATCCAGTCAATAACATCTTGCATACGGTCTTGCGCGAATGTGGCTGCTGACGCATTGCCGCCTGTACCAGTTACTACTTGCGGAGTACTATTTCCAGCTTGAGGAGTAACCGCTAATTTTTGTGCAACATCATCGATAATGCTCTTCATGTGAGTGTAGGCTGCAATAGTTGCGGCTTTGCTGTATGAAGGAATTGTTAACAAGGTGTAACTAAAATATGCACTACCTGTGATTAGTGTTTGTGTATTTCCACCATAGGTAATGTCATAACGAATAGCATCTAAGATGTATTCAACATCTCGTTGGCACTTAGCTTGACCTGTTGCACCAAGCTGTACCCATACGCTGTTGAAGTTGTTAGAAATATACTGACTAACATCTGCTTTAATAAAGGCATAGTTTTGTGCCAACTGTGTTCTAGCATTGGCAAAATTTGAATCGTAGCCTGTTGGATCTGGCATTACTTCTATTGGGGCTCCGCCTAATCCGTTGGCTAAAATATCATACATGACGTCTACGTTAACTACTGATCTATCGATAGCAGTTTGGCTACCTACATTGCCTGCAGGCAAAGTAGTAACTTGAGTCTCGGTATTGCCCGTAGTTGGTGTTACTGCAATATTTTGCATAACATCGCTGGCAATATTTTTAATTCTAGTAAGTGCTGAAATAGTCTTTGACTTGTCATTAACTAGGCTAGCAATAGCTGGTTGAGGCTGTACTACTGAACCACGAAGTTCATCGCCTACAATTGCCACGTTCTTTGGCACAACAATTGGAAGAATCTCAAAGAATGTACCTGTCTTAACACTAATTGTTGTATTAGCCTGTGCACCTACTGGTATTGCTGTTGCACTACCTGCTTGTATACCTTTTACAACGATATCTACTAGACTTACTGCAACATCGTCAATATCCGGTTCTGCAGTTAAGGTCAAGTCAATGTTTTGAATTGCTTGATCACCAACAGACACGCTGTTTAGAGTTTGATAGTTATTTGCTGGGGCAGTATTGTTTAATACTGCTGCCACTAACACTTTTAAGTAATTATAGGCAGCAACAGTCTGTGTTGCTTGTTGGCCAAAATTGCTGGTAATATAAGCATTACCTAGTGTAGTATAGTATGATCTTGCGCACTTAACTGAATCGTCTGTACCACCGTGTCCAATATCATATACTAATGCATCTACAATATAACCAACATCGCGTTGGCACTTGTTATAATCGTATGCTAATGAACCGGTCATAGCGGCGGTCTGTGTGCCCAATGCCTTTACCAGGCCGCCTTGTGTGTCGCTAATAGTAAAGTGTGTCTCATCAATTACTTGTTTGACAAAATATTTTGTTCCAGCAGTTACGCCGCCAACTGTTCCACTGAACTGTATTGGCATATTAGCAGTTAATGCACTTGTTGACCCTGCTGTAAATTCGTTAGTTGCGGCACTAGAACCAGTAATGCTAACACTGTAAGTATAGGTGATCCAATTACTTACTTCTTTCATTAAGAACTGTTTGTTCTTAGCCAGCAATGCTGTTGAGTGTCTATATAGGTAACCGTCTTCAATCTGCTTACATGCATATCGAATAGTTTTCCAAGGCTTGTCTAATGTTAGACCGTAGCCACCTTCGAGACTGTCTACACCATTAGGTGCAACATATACTAGGTTATTAATAACACCATAGTAGGCCCACTTTGGATATGACCCTGAAACACGTAACAATTGGCCGTCTTGGCCTAATGGCAAGCGTGTAGGACCTGTGTCACCGTAGTAAAATATGTCACCCTTGGTTGTTAACGAAGCAGATTCTGCACCAGCAGTTAACAAGTTCCAATAGTCAGCTGAAATATCGTTATCTGGTCTGTTAGGTGTTGCGCCAATATGTGCGGCTACACAGATGTAGCTGTTGGCACCAAAGAATACAACATCGCCTAGTACATAGGCTGTACCAACTTCCCAAGTAGTTGAAATACCCGCTACTGTAATATCTGTAATTGTACCGCTACTTACACCGGTAACAGTTATAGTAATGTCGTTTACCGGAGTAATACCGCCAACTGCTGTACCTAAAATCTTAATTTGGTTAGTAGTAGCGTAGCCGCTTCCTACGTTGTTAACTGTAACTACGTAAGTTGTGTTCTGTCTAGTTACATCAAATGTTGCACTTGTTCCAGTGCCAGACAAGTTAGTTCCTACGACACCTGTATATGTACCGTTAGAAGGTGCCCACTTTAATCCAGAATTTAATTTTGCCCAAAATGCACTAATAGGGGCAGGTTCTTCATCTGTACTGTCTGCTGTGGCTAGGTAAGTGTAGCCTCCTAGGCGTACTACGTCACCTACTTTATAATCAGTGGCGCTGTCCCAATCGTTACGGAAATTAAAACCAGTAGTGAATACATCCCAGTCTAGCGGGCTTGATGTTGGAATAGCATCAGTGTTGTTTCGCTTGGCAATATAAGAGTATCCACCATAGGTAACAGTGTCACCTATTTGATATACTGTTTCACTATCCCAAGAATTTTCAAATTCAAAGCCGTTTAAGAAAACACTCCACTTATCTGTTGGGAATGGACTATCATCGGAAGTGTGGTGTGCTGTACAGATCCAAAGGTCAGCACCGTATTTGACAATATCGTTAATACGATAACGAGTTGCATCGGCTACCCATGTGCTTCTATAAACAATACCTTGATTAAATATGTCCCATTTGCTGAGATCAGCTTCTAAACCAACGCTGGCAGAAGCGTTGGATATATGAGCTTGATTACACACATAGGTTGTACCACCGTATGTTACAAAGTCGTTGACCTTGTATCTAGTAGCTTCAGCCCATGCACCTTTCCAATCAAAGCTTTCTGCAAACAAGTCCCAGTTGGCTAGGTTTTGTTCAAGCCCTAAAAAGTTAGGCGATGCGTAGGTAGCAGACGTGTGTATTTGTTTACAGATGTAAATCATACCACCATACTTAACTATGTCGCCTAGATTATAGTATGTAGATGGAGTCCATTCGTTTCTCCATGTCTGACCGTCGGAAACTAAATCCCATTTTCTAGGAATAGCGCCAACATCAGTAGCCCAATCATTTGACGAGTGATTTAATACGCAGATATAGCTCTTGCCACCTCTGCTGATTACATCGTCTACGACGTAGTTAGTAGCTGTGGACCAATCACCTTGCCACACAAATCGTATTCTACCAAGTTTAAATTCTGCCATTTTTTTATCCTCTGATAATATTTATCTTTTCTGTTTTTCTTATCTACGCCACCACGTTTTAATGAAGTATTGCAGGGCTAAACCATCCCCTGCCCAGGCTGCTGAGTCTCCAGCAACTACTACTTTATTAATCATCTTAATCGAAGAACCATTTTGTCCTTCTGGAATAGTGTTTTCTATCTTGTCAGGGCCACCGATTCTAATAACACCAGCAGTTGTTTGTCCTGTAAATGTGTTAGAACCACCCTGGCTCAATCTTCCTGTTAGGTATGCTTTAATAGCTTTCTGTGTTGGAACTGTATTATTACTGTTTGCAACAAAAGTACTATCTGTTGAGAACTGTCTAATTACAACTCCAGCACCGCCTACAGCAATACCGCCCAAACTCAACTGATCTAGTCCTTCTAATCCAAACTGTGTTGCACTAATTGTAATAATACCAGTTGCCTGTTCAACGTTAAACAACCCACCAACTCGGAAGTTACCATCTTGGTCGGTTGATGTATAAAACACGCGGCCGTTATTAGATTCAATAACTTGGTCTTGAGGTGCTAATTCAGTATCTTGTGGGAATCCTGGATAGTTTGACTGCTCTTTATTACCATAACCAATGTTTAAGAAGTCATGTCCTGTTAAACGTACTTGACTATACTGTGTTCTAATAGTCACATCGTCTAGATGATCAGGACTTCTTGCTCTTGAAATATCTGGGGCAACATCTAGTGTAGCCATAATGTTTGGAGCAACTGTTCCAAACATTGCAGTTGCATTGGTAATTTTGTAAGATACTGTTTCTGAGCCGATAATCAAGTTATCACCTGGGCGTGGTAATCTAGTTAATTCTGTACAAACTAGTTTAAATCCTGTTTGATATGCGTCAGCAAAACCATTACCGCTAACTGTAATACTAGTAGAGTTAGTGTTGTAACCTGTTCCTCTATTTACAAATGTTGGATTTGCCAAGACACCATTTGCGGATCTAACTAGTACTCCAGCTAAATGACTAGCATTTGGATCTGTTACAGTTAACTCAGGAGTACTACTATAGTTAGACCCTGGCTCCCATATTGCCATAGAAATAACTTCCCCTGACACTACTGTAAGTCTGCCTTTGGTAGTAGTTCCTGCAAACATAGTCGACCCTACGCTTTGACCAGCGGCACTAACAAATGTTCCAATGTAGTTTGCGCCCATGAATCCAAATGCTGTAGCACCGTATGCATCAGCTGTTACAGATCTAGTTTTCCATCTAATACCGTCTTCGCTGGTATATGCAGTTGTTCCCGAAGCAGGTGTTGCTAAAAACACACCTTGACCATAGACTATTTTTGATGCCGTAATTGGTAAGTTGCTTTGTCTCCAATTTATGCCGTCAGTTGTCACTGCTGTATTTGCACCATCGCTTGATACTGCTACGAATATTCCATTACCAAATGCAATATCACTCCAATTAGTATTACTTGGTAGAGTTGACGCTGCCCACGATGTGCCATTTGTACTGTAGGCAGCGGTTGTTCCGCTGCCTGCTACTGCTACAAATTTTCCTGCGCCGTAGGCTAGGCCGCTCCAGGCTGCATTTGGGAGTCCCGATCCTGCAGACCATGTTGCACCGTAGGTATTTGAATAGGCACTAGATGCTGTGCCTGTTGCAATAGCAACAAATTTACCATCACCGTAGGCTAGTCTGTTCCAAGTAGTCTTAGAAGGTAACGCACCGACTTTCCAAGTTGCGCCGTTTGATGCAGAATATATAACTTTTGAATTACTCTCAGTCATTCCACCGTTTTGAGATATTACAACATAGTAGCTGTTACCGTAGGCACCTGCAGTCCATTCAGCTTGTGTTGGTACTCCTAATGCTGTCCAAGTTGCGCCATCTGTTGATCTTGCAAATATTGAATTCGCACTAGGTATGGCAATAAATTGTCCCGGACCGTGCATGATATCTACATAGGTAGTTCCTGTGGCCAGTGTTGGCAATGTAGCAGAAGTTTGACTAAATTCCGGAGATAGAAACTGTGTTCTTGGTTCAATAAAATAAACTGTTGAACTGTCTAGAGCTGATTCAATTTCGCTTCCTGGATTGATGTGATCCCAACCGACTTCAGCTACGTTCATAGACCCAGTTGCTGCCGTTAATGCTACATCTGAATTCCCACCTGGAATTGTTGTAACGGTAAACGACGAGGCTGTAATTGTTCTTACATAATATGTTACGCCTTTGCTGATTCCTCCAAATAGTGAAGTACTAAATGAAGCATTCATTGCGCCGTAATCGGCAGTTAGTGTTTCTATAGCATTAGTAAATGATGCAGTAACAGACCCACCAGTTTCTGTTGTCACTTCTACCGGAGCTGGTGCTGTCTGTGCTGTCATGTAACCAGTTGCATTAATTTGATTTACTGCGCCTCCACCGGGTGTACCACTAACTGTAAATGATACACCATCGTTAACCGCTAGGATGTAATAGATATTGCCTGGCACTAGATTACCAAATTGATTACCTATAAATCTAATTGGGTTGTTGGCAACAAATCCTGCTGTTGAATCTACAAAGATCAAGTTAGTTGTTGTTTGTGTTTCTGATGCAACGGCATTGATTACCTGACTGGCCACTGTAAAAGTTGTGCCGCCAAGGATTTTACTTACATAATATTTGGTGTCTTTGGTTAATCCGCCAAAGGCTGTGTCAAATACTATTGGATCTAACAAGTTTAAATCTGCGGTTGACCCTGCTGTAATAGCACTACCTGTAGCATTAGTCGCTGTAACTGTGGTAGTTAACAGTGTATCTGCAATGGTAAATGTAGTTGCATCGATGATATCTTTAATGTAATATCTAACCGCAGTTGTTATACCGCCTGTACTTTCTCCTGTAAAGTTAACCGGCATGTGTAACAACATATTGTCGGTTGATCCTGCTGTGATATAGTTGGTATTAGATGGAAAATTAATATCCATTTCACTACCTGATGCAGAAACTAGCAACCATTCGTTACCAAATTGTTCGTTTGATATTCTAAAAGTAGTTTCACTTACAATTTCAATTACATAGTAGGTAAAATCAACAGCAATATTACCAAAAGTAATTCCTGTAAAGATTACAGGCATGTTGACTCTTAGTTTTTCTGTGCTTGAAACTGTTATGATGTTCTCAACTCCGCCGACGGTGCTGATAACAGGCAAACTATCAATAGAAGTTGCTGTAACAGTTGTTGAATAATAGGTAGGTATAAATTGTACTGGCATGTCTACATATAGACTGCTAGTATTAGGTGTACTAAATGCATCAGTATCTGCCGCAGATGACCCGATTGCTAGTGGAGTAAACGACTCTTTTAACACGTATAGGTACTTAAATGTACTTTCATATGAACTAACATAACCGTATTGTCCTGCACCAGTGCCGCTGTTAATGAAACAACGCATACCGATTAGTTGGCTTTCTGTGTTAACGTTAGATCCTGCTAAAATTACATATTGAGCTGTGCCGCCCTGACTGTTATTACTAGCAGTCAAGTACCCACTACCGTTTTCAATTATCCTAGCTTGTGTTACTGCTCTAGATCTAGTCTCGCCACCAACAAGGACTGCGCCAGTACCTGCTCCTACAACTGCAAAATCTGCATAACTTGTGTAGACGTTGGCATCTGTCTTAAGATAGAAAGACATTTGATTTGCAATTTCAGTTTGGAAACCATAGACTAATGTGTCAGCAGTCGAACCTGTTTTTCCTCTTGGGTAAACTCTAAATTGTAAGCTGGTATTGAGACCGGTTAAATCTCGAACTGTGAAATACAGTCTATACCAGCCATCTGTTAATACTACTTTACCGTAGTTGATAGGCAAGTAGCCGCTGCCTTCTTGACTAGCCGGAGTTAATGTTTGATCAACAAAGTTAAATGTTAGGCTACTACCTTTAGTACTAAAACCTGTAAACAATGCCCAAAGATCAACCGTTGGACTTGTACGCTGTTTAACGTGTACACTTAATGTGTAGTCAGTAACAGAACCTGCCGGAACTGTTCCAGTTGCAGTAATAGTCAATACTGAGCTTCCTGAAAGACTCTGCACTGTAATAGTAATATCGTTAATACCATCGATACCACCAACTTGGCTACCTGAAATTAACAACTGGTTTCCAACAACGTATCCAGTACTGCCGTAGTTAACACTAACTACGTAGGCTGTTGCGCCAACAACTACATCAAAGGAAGCAGGACCATTTAGGTCACCGGTACCTCCTGATCCAGTAATATTAGTAGTTGGCACTGCGGTAAATGACTGACCAGTTTGTTGTATTGCAACTGTTTGGTGAATAAAACTATTATCAGTGCCCGATGTAGTACCGCTAAGTGTCCATGCATCACTTAGGCCGGTTGGGCCTAATGAGTTTTGTGTAATATTAAGGCTATCTGCTGTCCAAACTCCATTTAATAAACTATTACTGTGTTTGATAATGTTGGTTGTTGTTGTAAAATACTCTTGACCAGCATTTGTATAAGATAGTGCCAGCAACTGTGCTTCTGAACCAAAGCTACTTTGCACTGTGGCTGCGGCTTGGGTTGCTCTGTTAAAGACTCTACCAGTAATAGGATCTTCTGACAGATCGTAGCCTTCAGCAACTACACCATACGTACCGTATGAAGTATTTCCGTTGGTCGCACGTAACTTGCCACCATCTTCTGCAAAGTATCCAGCATAGCCAAAGTATGAGAATACTGAAACTGCTTCGCAAACTGCGCCAGGTCCTTTGACCCATATACCAATACCGTCTGATAAAATTTGTGTATAATCGTTACAAACAATAGACTTATTGCCACCGTTGTGTAGATCGCCGTCAATCTTTAGACCTACGCAACCAACACCAAACGTACTAACGTTTTGAATGTATGGACTCTTTCTGCTGATCCATGCTTCTGTATCATCGGGACCGGTGCCTGGATCTAAACTAACGTATGCGCCACCAGTTGGTCGACGTGTTAAGTATTGATTAATTGGTCCTAGTGTGCCTGCAAGACCAGTTAAAGTCATGTTACGAATGCCACTACCGTTTCTAACATAGAACATATCTTTGATTGCATCACCGCCGTAGATAGTCATTTCGCCGGTGCCCTGTGACAAGAATACTTCATTGCCAGGTCCTGACGGAGTTGAACGAATACTGAATTCAGTGGCTGTCACTGAAGTGCCAATTACATAATATCTTTGTCCTAATTGAACTCCACCGATCGCAGTTGTTCCTGCAAACATTACAGGAGTTCCGTCAACCATTCCTTCAGTTGTTAAAACTTTAAATTTGTTAGAGTTTGCGTTTGCTGATGTTATTAAACTATAGATACTAACTTTAGGTTGTACTACTGCACCTCTTAATTCGTCACCGTTTAGTGCAACGTTAGCTGGAACTATAATAGGAAGTGTTTCCTTGTATGTGCCAGTTTTAATCATAATAGTTGCAGTCAATCCTTGATTAGGTGCTGGTATTGCTTCTGTACTTTGTGTTTGAAGAGCTGTTAACAGTATGTCAAACAAATCGTTAATTTTTGCAGAAGCTCCTGGTTCTAAAACTTTGCTAGGATCAATAATTTGATCTACATAGTCCTCTTCGTCAACTTCATTCTGCTCTTGGAAGTCTATCTGAGGAGCTGTATTGATCAATACACTGCCTAACAACAATTGAGCACGTTGTAGGCCTGCAATAAAGTATGGAATACGTGCGGCAGTGGTTGCATTAATAAATGTGTTAGGAAACTCTGGTGCAAAATATGCTAGAGTAGCTGCCACTGTTTGACTGTTTCCGCCACGAGAGATGTCATAGATAATAGCATCTAAAACTAGTTTTGTATCTCGCTTAGTTTTTTCATTGTCGAACAATGTAGTATCGTTATCGTTTTCAAATAATAGATATTGTAGTACATCGGCTGCAATAAACTCTTCGTTTAAGTCAATCAATGCTCTAGCATTTGGAAAGTTTGGTCCGTTTTTCACCTGTTGGCAAGCATAGGCAATACTTCTCCAAGGTTTATCAATAGAGAATCCGTAGCCAATTTGATCTGTACCAGTCGGACTTACGTAGTAAACTGCTGGTACAACGTTAATATTTCTCCAAGAAATATGTCCGTCTGACGATCTTAAAATAAAATCCTGTTCACCAACAGGGAACGCAACGGTCTTTTCACCGTCGTGGCTGGTAATATCTCCAATAGTGTTACCTGCGTTTTGTCTTGCGTGTAGTAAGAAGTCAATCCAATAGACGTGATCTGTGTCTAGATCCGGACGTAGCATAGATGCTGATGTATGATTTCTTACACAACGATAGGTTGCATTGGACCAAATAGCAAGGTCGCCGACAATATAGTCAGTTTCATTAGTCCAAAATTTTCTCCAAGTAGCGCCAGGTGTAACCATTTTCCAGTAGGCATAGTTTACACCAACAAAGTCTACAGTAGCTTCGTCTGCTATAACTCCGTCTGGGCCTGCATCGAGTACTATTGTTGTGTTGTTGGTAACAGTTACTACACTTTGAAATCTAGAAAATGCAGGATGATTAACCATCATACCAACTACAACACCTGTAGTGTTATCAACTTTGAATGTTTTTCCTGAACTACCTGTGGCAGTGTATACTTTTTGTACAATAAATGCTGTAGGATCTTGCCCTTGATTGTCAGAAACGGCTTCGTAAAGTCGGCCGCTTCGTCTTACAATATCGCCAACGCGGTAGCCAACTCCGGAACTCCAGTCACCTTGCATTTTATAACCAGTGGTTAGTAACGCCCAGTCGTTTGAATCTGTTGAAGGAATTTGATTTACGTTGTTAACGGTCTTGCTAACATAAGAATATCCACCATAGATAATAGCATCACCAGGCTGATACACTGTTGTTTCGGACCAGGTTGTTCCAAATTCAAAACCTGGTAACCATTCTATAAACTTAGTCGGGTCGATGTTTCCTGAACTAGTATGGCCTTCTGTGCAAATATAAAGACCTGGACCGTTCTTAACAATGTCGTTCTTTCTATAACGACGAGCAGTGATATAGTCACCTTTGTAGTCAATACCATCATTGACGATTTCCCACTTGGCTTGATCTACTTCAAGACCTAGTGCAGTAGTTGCAGATGATAAGTGATTTACAATACAACGATACACAATGCCGCCGTAGCGAACAAGGTCTCCCACACCGTAGGCATAGTTAGGATTCCACTGGATGTTCCAGTTATCAAATTTAGAAAATGTAGTAAATTTAGTTAGGTCAATAGCATTGCCGGTGCTAGTATGTGCTGTTGTACAAACATACACAATACCACCAAACTTTACAATGTTGCCTAAACTATAAAGTTCAGCTGTTTGCCAATCACCCTGCCATACACGGCCATCGAGCATCAAGCTCCAGAATGGTGTAGGACCTTGTATAGGATCTGAAGCGTATAGAGCTGAATAAAAATCAGTAGATGTATGTGGCTCTAAGCACACAAACGTTTTACCGTTATACTGGATTACCGCGTCTCTATTGTAAAATGTTGCAGTTGCCCACTGGCCACGCCAGGTGTAACGCAATCTACCAATTTTAAATTCTGCCATTTTCTAAATTCCTTATCTATTCTATTACTTATGAAATCTGTGAGTCAGGTTGGTACGGATATGTTTCATTAACTCGCACTACGAATTCGCCATTATCATTGATGTAATAGAAAATATTTTTGTTGTCCCAACGATATTGATCAAAGTATAAATTCTCATATGGTCGACTGTGATCTTCATCCAATCTTCCGTCAAAGAAATCAACACCGTATTCAAAATCGCTAAAATCATTTTGATTTAAACCTGGATTATTAATAACAATAGTTCCGGTATCTTTCAATTGATCTATTTTTGCAAAGTATAATAGACCTTGTTCGTCTCTACGAAGTGCGTAGAAATATCTAGGATTGTCTGATCCTAAAATATCTGCAATATTGGTTTGACCTGCATAATATGACATAATAGTATTCCTTAGATTATTTCAACGTAGCTTAGAACACAGTCTAAACTTTCTTCTGCACTTGATGCAATTTTAACACTGGTTGATGGTCCTAGAACTAGTCTTTCACCGCCATTGATAACTCTTAAACTTTGGTTAGGTGGAACTACTGTTTCTTTTAAGAAGAATGCAGTATCGTTTGTTACACCGTCAACTAGTTTAACGCTGGCTAGCACAATACTACTGCCTAGGTTAGTTAAACTTAGACCTACTACAGTAGTCTTAGCGTTTGCTTCTGTGGTCAATACAGTTTCTTCTGTAATGCCAATTTCTGATTTTAATTTGTTTTTAAATAGGGTTGCCATATCTTATTATCCTAGTGACAGTGCAAGAGCAATGCCAATGTCTGTTGCATCATTAAATGTTACACCTGAACTTGTACCTGCTACCGAAGTCCAAAGCTGACCGTTATATACTTCAACTAACTCAAAATCTGAGTTATATCGCATCATACCTTCTATCGGGTTTGCTGGTCTTTCTGTTGTAGAATTTCCTACAGGAATTCCAAACCCGCCGGTGCCAGCAAATTTTACATATCCTGTACCCTGCTGAACTATTTCTGTAACTGCATTAGGCACAACGTTAGTAATAGCATTATTTCTAAACTTTAAGTTACCTAATCTAACGCCGCCAGTACCGGATGTTAAAAATCTTATATCCTGATTAGCACTTAACGAGCTAATAGTGTTGTCAACTATGTCTAAACTATCAGTTTGGAATCTAGTTGCTTCCAACTGTGTCTGATTGATTGTAGCAGTTAGTGTACTGTTTGCATAGAAATACAAAGTATTATCATTAGCACCTGGAGTTGCCTCAGGTTTAATATATGTATTACCGCTGATGTCTTGTACACCGCCTAACTGAATCCAATATGTACCGTTCCAACCTTCAAATCTAGACATGGTAGAATTAAATCTAATCATACCATTAGTCGGTGTAATTGGACGATCTCCGCTAGCACCTACTGGAATTTGTAAACTAGTAGCACTGTTTACAATTACACTGCCAGTTCCCTGCGGAGTTAAGGTAATGTCTGTATTAGCACTTACGCTTTGAATGTTGTTGTTGTTAAACTGAATACCTTCTGCAACAACATTACCAGTACCATTGGCTTGTAATACTAAATCTAAGTCGGTAGTAGTAGTTTGGATAATGTTATTAGAGAATCTAACATCTTGAACATTAATCTGTCCGTTTGCACTGACTACATTAATCTCACCTGATAAACTTTCAATGGTATTGCCACTGATTTTAATGTTGCCGGTTGATACTTCTTGTGCATTAACAGTTGTAGTGTTAACACCATCTGTGAATACAAAGCCGTCGGTTGATGTGACATTGATTGTTTGGTTGTTAAACAATACTTCACCAGTTTTTTGATTAACATAAAAACTGTCACCAACTTTAAAGTTACCTTCGTTGTCAACACTGGTATAATAAACCTTAGCGCCATTAAGTTCAACAACTTCGTTGGCAGGAATTCTATCTGTAGGGTCGTTATTTGATTTCTTGCCTGCACCAATATAGGCTAGGTTCTCAGAAATCAAATATAAAATACATCCTACGCCATCAGCATAGATACCATAGTTTCCGTAGACTGCCGCAGAGCCAATTGATCTTACTTCTGCGCCAAAGTCGTTATAGTCTGCAAAATTAATTGCAGTAGATGTTCCACCTGCACTGGTTCTCAAATCTTGTGTGGTTAATCCGTCATCAACAAACAGTGTTGAATTATTTGATCCGTTAAAGTGTAATAGTAAAAATGTACTAGCATCACTGGTAAATGCCGCAGTGGGTGCAACAAATGTAGAAGTGTATCTTGGAACATCTCTACTGATTCTTACCTCATCAACATAGCCAGTAAATGTGTACAATCCGTTTGGATCTGCGCCTACTCTCAGTGGTCTTGCTGGATAGATATTGCCGTCAGTGTAGTTTGAACCAACTTGTGTTCCATTGATAAATGCTCGTGTAACTCCTGCACTTCTAGTTAGCGCAATATGAGTCCATGTGTTAATAGGAACTGATCCAACTGGGCCAATTCTATAATTGCCGTTGTAATAAAAATACAATGCATTAGTGTCTGTTAGACCTAATATGATTCCGCTAGTGTCGGCACTGCCTGTTCTAAAATCAAATACTGTTCTATAAGTTCCTGTTGCAGTAGGATAAACCTGTGCTTCAACACAGAAGTCGCCAGTGCCAAATCCAAAATCTGGTTGCTCTGCTATGTTGATAAAATCGCCAGTACCGTCTAGTACTAAGCTAGCGGTACCAAATTTTTTCACTGATTGACTTAACTTGGCATTGCCGTTTGCGTAGACAAGTTTACCAGTTCTATCCTGTAGTGTTTCAAACCCTAGAGACTTTCCGCTAATATTAACAAAGTTGTCTGTGATACTTTCAATAACCCCAGACGCTAAAACTGTTGTGCCGTCTGTATCGTAATATGATAAAGTGTTACCTACTGCCCAAGTACCTACACGATTGTTGATTCTTAAACGTGTCTTACCAGCGCCTGCAATACCAGCACTGCCAGAAATTACCTGCATACTCTTATCAGCAAAGTAGGTAAATGAATTTAACCATTCAATTCTAGCACCGTTAATAGCATTAATTCCAAGAGCGCCTGGCACAATAAAAGTCACACTGTGGAATAACATTGCGGCTTCATTGGATGCAACTGTAGCGGCTGAGCCGTCAATATAAGCGCCATGGCCTGCGTCACCTTGATCAAATCCCAAAGGATCTGCTAGAGTTGTTACTGATCCTCTAGTTATAACTGTCGTGTTTCTAACGTATGGACTGCGGCTTGTTACTGTAAAGTTTGTTGCAAATTTAAAAGCATATCCTGGACTAAAGAAATCAGCAACAGTTAGTTCTTCAACTAGTGTTTCACCGTTGAGTAAAAATGCATCGTTGTTTTTTGTAGCAACTGTTGGTTTAATTTTTGTTGCACGGATTCCTGCACCTTTAACGCTAACACCAACTGGCACTGTTAAGGGGAATATTTCTTCATAATCGCCTGGATAAATGTAAACTGTTGTGCCAGTTGTTGCCTGACTTAAGGCATGCTTAACTGTTAAAAACGGATCCGATTCTCTTGTACCGCTGTTGCCGTTACTACCGTTTTTACTAACATATAAGATATTGCCTTGAGGTAAAATTAAATTTATACCATCCACTACAATATCGTCTGTAGTGATAGACTGTGCAATAATATTTTCAACATAGATGTCGGCCCATTTTTTAGTTGGGCTACCTAACATGTAGGTGTTATGTACATCTGGAACTATGTCGCTGATAATTTCAGCATTAAAACTAACGCTATCTGTATCAGCATTACCAATAATAATATTGCCGTCTGCGGTAATAGTTCCAGTAGCGTGGACATTACCATCTACTTCAACATTGCTATGAATATTAACAACACCTGTACCGTTAGTACGAATAGTGATGTCGTCAAGACTTTCAATAGTATTACCAGTTATGGTTAAATCGTCAACTTGAATCTTACCTTGATACACTACAGGGTTTGCACCTGTAGGCTCAAGATTAATAGTTGTTGACGAACTTGAAATTGTGTTGCCTGAAATAGTAAATGTTGCTAGATCAGCTTGATCATCTACTATGAGGTCTGTTGTACGGCTAGTACCGTTTACAGTTAAGTGGTCGCTAGGAGTAGTTGTCTTGATACCAATACGGCCGTTATTTACATCTAGGTATAATAGGTCGTTCTCAAAGGCTAAATCAACTCCATCGCGAAGCAGATTTGCTTTTAAGAGCGGCCCGGAAATTCGACCAACAGCCATATGCGCTCCTTTTGACCCCGTGTTTCACGGTTAACCACCTTACATTGCGGGTTTACCACAGTTGAACCAT